GTCTTTTCAATAGAGTGTCAGGACTCCTAGGGGCGTTTATAGACACCGATTCTATGGTGCAATAATGCCAGCATCGACCATTCTTGACACAGTACGCCAACCACTAGCGACGGCCTTTGCTACAGTTGCTGGCAACGTCTACGCCTACGTTCCCGAGGCTCCTATGGTTCCTTTCGTAGTGACAGTCCCAGACTCACCTTATTTAGAACTAGAAACAATTAATAAAAGCACACTTCACACAAAAATTAATCTCGTGATCTCGGTTGCGGTTGCTTATAACTCCAACCCTGCATCGCTCGACAATCTCGAGCAACTAATAATAAGCGTTCTGAAAGTCATCCCAGCAGGGTACACAATCGGAGCAATCGAAAAACCCACGGTAACTCAAGTAGGGCCATCTAATGTTCTAGTGGCTGATATCAGAGTTTCCACCTACTACACACAAACAAACTAAAGGACAACAATATGGCAACCGTAGTAATCACAGGGCGCGATATTTCTCTATCTTTCTCAGGTGGAACAGATATCGAAGCACAAGCAACATCAGCAGTACTCACAAAGACCAACGTACGCGAAACTTATCAGACACTCGATGGCGAGGCTTACAAGACCACTAACATCGAAGGCACTTTTGCGCTTTCCATGTTAGCTGACTGGGGTAAGGCCAACTCAGTATGTGAGGCTCTATGGACTGCGGCTGAAACCGCTCCAGACACAGACATTAGCGTTACACTAACTGCAGCTACAGGCGCTCAATTCGTATTTCCAATCATGCCAGAATTTCCAACCGCCGGTGGCGCTGGAACAGATGCTCAGACTGTAGACTTTACATTCAAGGTATCAAAGGGTGCAGTAGTAGAAACCTTCAGCTAAAAACTAGACACGGGAGCAAACAATGCAACAGAACATAACAATTAAATATATAGACGGAACAGAAACCACTTACCAGGTTCGTCCGCCAGATTACGCCAAATGGGAAATGACCACTAAAAAGGTCATCGCTCAGTTCGGCGGAATGTGGGACATCCTTTACGTAGCACATAGCGCTATGAAAAGAGATGCCGGGGGCAAGCCAACTAAGCCGCTAGATGTATGGATGGAATCAGTCGCAGATGTTGAAGTCGGTGATGAGAGCCCAAAAGTCATGCAAGAGGAAGCGTAAGCCGACTCCTAGTAGAACTAGCAATAGCCACCCAAATCCCCATGGATTACTGGCGAACAGGTGAGGATATCTTAACCGCTATGGAAATACTGGAAGAGAGAAATAATGGCAAGTGAGCAAGTAGCACTAGATCAGGATGAACTCCGTAAAGTATTCAAGGCGCTTAAAGGTATGACCGATGAAGCCAAAGATGAAGCCAAACGCCAGTCGGGAGCTCTGGCGGACTTTGCTCGATCAGAGATTATCCAAACGGCTAACTCAAGGCCAAGTCGAGCCGTGGCCGGACGTATCGCTACGGGATCCCGTGTAAAAAAATCATCTAAGATCGGTGAAATTACTTTCGGGTTCGCTTCTCAGAAGTTTTCAGGTGGGGCAACTACTAAGGATATTTGGGGCGGTTCAGAATTCGGTTCTAACAAGTTTAAGCAGTTCCCTGTGTGGTCAGGCCGTGAAGGTCGAGGCTCTAAGGGTTGGTTTATTTATCCAACCTTACGCAGGATTCAACCACAGATCGTTGCCAAATGGACAACGGCATTTGAGAAGATTCTAAAGGAGTGGACATAATGGCTTCAGCATCAAGAGCCTTAACCCTTAAACTCCTTGCCGATGTAGATAATTTTACTAAGAATCTTAATAAAGCCGATGGAGAAGTTAAGACATTCGGTAGCAAAATATCAGACTTTGGAAAGAAGGCTGGTTTAGCCTTTGCAGCCGCAGGAGCCGCAGCCGCGGCCTATGCTGGCAAATTACTAATCGATGGCGTTAAATCTGCGATTGAGGATGAAAAGGCTCAAGCTAAATTAGCAACAACCCTTGCTAACGTCACAGGCGCAACAGAAGCCCAAATAGCAGCCGTCGAGTCACAGATAACTAAAACATCATTACTTACAGGTCTAACCGATGACGAATTAAGGCCAAGTTTTGAAAGGCTAGTCAGGGCCACATCAGATTCTGATAAGGCACTTAAATTACAGACACTTGCCATAGATGTCGCGGCAGGTAGTGGCAAGTCACTCGAGGCAGTCACTAACGCTATGGCACGAGCCGCCGAAGGTAATACATCATCCCTTGGCCGGCTAGGTATTGGTCTATCTAAAACGGAATTAGCCACTCTGTCCATGGAGCAGATTACGGCAAAACTTGCCAATACTTTTGGCGGTCAGGCGTCGGTACAAGCTGACACATTTCAAGGCAAGATGCAACGTCTACGAGTGGCATTTGATGAAGGTAAGGAAACAGTAGGAGCGTTTATTTTAGACGCAATTACGCCAATGGTTGAACTTATTGTTAATAAAGTTATGCCAGTACTGAGCGGTTTTATTCAAGGCATAGGTGGTGCCGACGGCCTTAAGGGTACTTTCGATGTCTTCATTCAAGGCGCAAAAAACTTCTTTATTCCAGTTTTTAACGGAATTAGATCAGCCTTTAATAACATTAAAACTTCTGTTATGGAAAACAAAGAAGAATTTACCGCTCTATTTAATTTCTTAAAAACTTATGTAGCACCCTTTTTAGGCGGTGCTTTACGTATTGCAATTCAAGCTATAGGCACAGTCATTAGCACCGTTGTCAATTTGGTTGCTGATCTTATTCGCGGATTTCAGACACTCATCAATCTAGGCTCAAAGATTGGCAATGCCATTGGGGCCGTTGGAGGCGCTCTAGGATTCGGTGGCGGCCGAGCAGATGGTGGGCCGGTATCAAGCGGTACGGCTTATGTGGTGGGCGAGCGCGGTCCTGAGTTATTCGTTCCAGGTAGGTCTGGAACTATTATCCCTAACGGCAGATCAAGCGGTAACACTATCAACGTCACAGTAAATGGCGCAATAGATCCAATATCCACCGCTCGACAGATAGCCAGCATCCTAAACATCGAGGCTACTAATTCTGGAAGTTTTAATGCCCTTGGAGTATCGAGGGCGTATCTAGTATGACTTGGAAGCCTAAAGGCACAGTAAGAATTAATGGCAACGCCTACACAAACCAAACCCTTTGGAATGTGCAGATCAGCTATGGCCGCAGTAATGTCCTAGACCAGTCTCGCGCCGGATATGCGAATGTGCAACTTCTATCTACCGACGGTACTCACTACAATATCCAACTCAACGATACTGTCATTATCGAAATTGAGAATTCTAGCGCCGTAGATGTAACAGTATTTACTGGCAAGGTAACAGATATTAAAAGCGATGTTAGCGGCTCGGGTGCTATCGGTACGACGGTAATTACCACAGTCACGGCCGTCGCTCCCTTTGCCCAGATGGCTAGAAAAATTATCGGCACTTCGTCTTACCCTAAAGAATATGACGATGATCGAATGAATCGTATATTGACCGAGGCTGGGGTAGCCATCGATGTGGTAGACACCCCAGGAGTTTATGAATTTACATCCAGAGCCGCTAACCCAACAGACGCTTACACCTTAGCGACATATTACGCTCAGATGGGATTCGGCTATGTCTATGAAACACCATCGGGCGAGGTGGGTTACGCCAATGAATCTCGCAGACTTAATGAAGTCCAGGACAATGGGTATTTCGTAATACCCGAGGATTATATTCTTTGGAGTGGAGTATCGTCTAATAGGACTCTCAACGATCTCATGAACTCGGTTATTCTTACTTACAAGGCCAACGCAACCAGGACTGCCTCGGATGCTACATCTATAGCCACTTACGGAACTGTAGCTTCAAAGGTATCTACGGAATTAGAGGATCTATCAGAAGCACAGATACAGGCTGAGCGTTACATTGCCCTAAGAGCCATTCCTCAAACTAACCTATCCTCATTCTCCGTAATGTTGGATTCTTCCTATATGAGCTCAGGCGATCGGGATATTTTCATAGGGATGTATATGGGCTTGCCTATTGAGATTCTTAACCTGCCTAACGCCGTAATCAATAGCGTCTATAAGGGGTTCGTCGAGGGCTGGGTATTGTCCTTTAACTCAGTACAGGCCAACATGACCTTAACTACCACAGACTCATCCCTAAGCATTGTCCCTACACGCTGGCAGGATGTCGATCCGTTAGATGAATGGCTTGATGTGGGCAGTACTGTACAATGGTTCCAATATGAATAAGGAGAAGTAATGGCTACCTCGCCCTACTATGGTTGGGATGAACCCAACGATAACGATTTCGTCAAGGATGGCGCCCTAGCCATGCGTACTCTTGGCAACGATATTGATGCAACAGTCAATAAAATAGAAAACTTCAAGGGTGAGATATTCCATCCTTTTATGATGATGGGGGCTTAACATGTCAGTCACAACAACCTATAAAGTATTAGGGCAATCTAACCCGGCGGCAACAACATCGACGGCACTATACACAGTACCGGCATCGACAGAGGCAGTACTCAGCACGATCATGGTGTGCAATCAAGCAGCTACTCAAGCGACATTTCGTGTATCAGTATCAGTCGCAGGAGCGGCGCTTACAGATAAAGAATACATTGCCTACGATTCCGCCGTTGCAGGTAATGGCTTCGTAGCACTCACTATTGGCATTACTTTGGCTGCAACC